CACATCGTTAGGTTGGCACCGCTATTGTTCGGGTTCAGATATGCCGTCAATGTTACGCTCTGGCCCGGTGTCACAGCGAAATGCGGCACCATCAAAAGCGTAGTGTTTGCTACGCCGCCGGGAAACTGTGCGCACTTCGTACCTTGATATGCGTTTGACGATGATATAGCCCAAGGCGAGTTGAACGTCCAATTGCCATCGTCGCCGGCCTCAAAGTCACCGTTCGGAATAGCGTTGACAAATGCGCCCTGGCCGGTGCTGGGTTGGGTCACGGCGCCGGGTTGGTACAGCTGTCCTGCCTTCCACGTAGTTACCGTCGTCTGCGCGGTTAACGTGGACACTGTTTCAACAGCCTGAGTAATGCCGTTGAATGTGGCGGAATTACCGTACCGATCTGTGATTGACTGGCTAGGTGCTTGCGTAGCTGATACAGGCGAACTGGTAGCCGATGACGTCGTACCGAAATCTCCGAACTCCTGGATCTGCGCGTTTTCGGTTGTCGGCCACGCCGGCTCGCTACTCCCGGTATGCGGCGCCGTGCCGGTGACTGCTATAGCCTTGAACATGTAGCCGTTGTATATAGTAGGCTCAATAATGTTGTTTACCGCAATTACATTCTCGGGCGCCCACACAGTATGCGGGGGCTCAAGACGAACGGCCTGGAAGGCGAAACCGTTCGCCGCAGACGGCGATACGTAGTCGCCGTTGAAGTGCACCGTATTCGCTGTCCAGGTGCCGTTAGTCTGCAGCCAGTAATGCGCAACGGCGCCGTTGTTGAATTCCGCCACAGTGTAGAGGAAGCCCATGTATGGGGCCGCGAAATGGATTTTCTTGATGGGGTCTGTCGTCAAGCTGGGGTTCACCAGTACGTCGCATACGTAACCGCTAGGCACAGTTACCGGCTGATGGCAGAACACGTGGAACGTACCATCGAACGAAGTAAGCCCAACACTGGCGGGTGACGTGTTGAGATTCTGACTGCGCAGCGTACCTGGTTTCACCTTGACAGTCTTCCCGATAGTGACGTAAGCGTTCACCAGGTCGTACAGGGAACTGCGTAGCGCAGCGCCTTTGACGCGGGCACGAGTAATGCCACCCTGAACGACTGTCAGCGCAACGGGTTCGCTCACGGCGGAGCACCGTTGAGTGGCAGGAAGCGCGGTGGAGTGGCCGGGCTGTCAGTCATCGTGCCCGGAACGTAGCGGCGCAGCACGTGATTAGCGGCAGTCAGGTCCTTAAGTCGCGCAGTCGCCTGATTCATGGCGCGTGCAGCATCCGGCTTACCCTTGTCGCTTTTAGCGTTGGCCACTGCATAGAGCAGCACCAACTCGCCATCTATCGTAGGCTTGTCTGTGTCAGCCGCGAACGGTTCAAGGCCAAAGTGTCCTTTAACCCACAACGTGTAGGCTGCCTGCGGCGCGGGAAACAGCTCTATGCACGAGCGTATTTCGTAGCGCGTCGGCCAGCCAGTTTGAATGTTGGCGCGCGTGTACCAGAGCGGATTGATGCCTGACACCAGTTGATACCACGCTTGGTTTAGATCCTCGAAACCAACCCACGTTATGCGCTGGGGGTCAAGCACCTTCGTGCAGCAATTCGTGTTGTCGGCCAATCCGTAATAGCGCTGTCCGGGCTCCATTGTCCACCGATAGAACCGCTCGGTGCGCAGTGCCTTGTACTTGTCGTACAGCTGTTTCTGCGCCGTGTACAGATATTCATTGCAATACGCCGCGATGCCGGCCGGCGGGTTGGACGCCGTAGCGGCATACCCGATCTGTATGAGCATGCGGCGGCGCAACTCTGACAACTGGGACTCATTCGAGACGGCTTCACAGTCGCAGTTGAAATCGTCTACGCAGAAATCGAACGTAGCAGAATATACTGTCCCGTCCACGAACCCGAGCTGAGTTCCTGACGGCCAACGTAGTAGCGTTTGGCCGTGTCCATTCAATGTCAGGGTTGAATCGCTTACATTGAAGCGCGTTATAACAGCTCCGAGGCTATCAAGAATTGTAACTTGATCGAAATACTGTGTTGTTATTGTTAAGTTATCGTTCAGCGCAACCATGAAATTAGTAACGCCGCCTGTCGCTATCATATCGCAGATAGACGCAATAGCTACATTCGGCGCTGCCGGCGGCGTCAAGACGGGTGGTGTATCCGGTGTTGATGGAGGGCTAGATGCGGGCGACGTTACTTGGGCGTCGCTATACCCAACACTAGTTCCTGTACCGGCGGTGAAGCCGGGCCAAGATGCAGCGTTTGCAGTGAATGTTGTCGTATACGGGAGCGCGGCCATTTACTTCCCCGCCAACGAATCACCAAGTTTGGCGCGCGCCGCGCTCTTAATCTGCGCCTCTTTGCCCGCACTGATGTTACCAGCGCGAAATGAGCGCGTAGCGCCGCCAATGGCCAGCCGCGCGTGCACTTTATCGTTGACGGGGAACGATGTTCCGCCGCCTGCGAAATCTGACTTTGGCATGCTGCGCCGTTTTGCTGCATCAAGTTTCACGTTTCACCTCTAAGTACCGTGCGAGCAGTACTAGCTTTGCCGGATCATCGAAAAAGCGCCCCGGCGCGAACCGGGGCGAACACTCACCCACCCACAGAAATCAGGTCGCGCCTACCAGGTCCGCGAAGCCTTTCGATTCAACGATGCCTTCGCCGATGGCGCGTTTCAGGTTCGCGAGCCCCGGTGCGTGCGCACCGTAGACCGATTGAACAAGCGGTAGTCCCGGCGTACCGTCTTCACCTGTCGGGCGCTGGTAGCGGCCCTCTAGGCGCTGGTATTCCTCCAATGCGTCTGGCGCGTCGCGGTCTACAGTGAATGAGCCGATGCGCTCTGCTTGATCGAATAGCGCCTCAATGAGCGGAATTTCCCAGCTCGCATACGATTCCTCCAACGTGGAAAGTTCGTTGCGGCGAATCCTCATCGTGATAAATTGAATAGCCATGTTGGTCTCCGTGGTGTGTATCGAAAATTATCCCGAGGCCGTAGCCTCGGGATTTGTTGGTTTAAATGCGGCTCGCTTCGGCCTCCATGAAGCTGACCGTGATGTTGTCCGCAGCGCCCGAAGTCAGACAGATTCCGGCGATGAGCGCGTTGCCCGTGTCGTCGAAGCCGGCTGAGACGGTGTTAACGTTCACGGACGGGATCGTCGCATGACCAGTGGCCGCCAGATTGTGCGTCATCGAGAACTCGCCGACGACAACGCCCGTTGCGCTGACTGAGCGAACTCGACACTCGATGTCAACCCATCCCTCGTCGGCAACAGCCGTGCCCGCGGGTTTAGCGAATGACACGCGAGCGGTATCCGCCACAGTGCCGAGTGTGCCAAACGCGATATCGAAGGTGCTCGCGGCAGTGCCGTTCGCGTCCTTAGTAATGTTGAACGTCCAGCTCAGTTTAGAGCCGACGAACAGGCCGCTGGCGGGAATCGCCAATGCGGAGCCGTTCAAGTAGGTGCGCACCGCAGCCGGCACAACTTGGTTAGTAACCGAGTAGTTCTGCACGCGGCCCGACTGAATGCCGGGCTGCATGCTCTCAACTACACCTGGGAGAAGAATCGTCATGGTTATATACTCCTGATTCGTTTGAGGGAGGCGCCTTGCGGCGCCTCACCGGTTAGGCGACTGACAGCACGGCGTGTGCGTTTCGTTTGCCCGTGGTCAGTGACGCTTTTGCGGTCAGAGCCCAGTAATGGGTGTAGCGATCATACACGCGCGGCGGCCGGCGCGACACCATCCAGTGGCCCTTGATGGGGCGCAACTTGATGCGCTTGGTGTTCAGCAGGTAGCACCGCTTTAGCCAAGGCGTCGCGGGTGCGTCCAGCGTATCAAGCGTCTGGAAGACCGGGTCCCACTCAATCGGGACGCCCTTGAAGTACAACCCAGTAGAGGTACCGTTGCCGGTAGCCGCGTCCAAAGTGATGCCCTTCTTGTTGTCCGACTGAACGACAACCTGCTTCGTGGCCGAGCCGCTCGTTGACGCCGCTTCTGCACGGTACTTGTCAATGAACGTGTCACCTGCAAGGATGAAGTTCGGAGGTGCGCCGCCGACACGGATCATCGCACGCCATGCGGTTTCCAGTGCCGTGGTCAGCACGCCGCCCGTAGCCGCGATGGCCAGCTGCGAGTAGTTGCGCCAGAAAGCGTTGGCCGCCTGTGAAGCGTCAATGCCGCCGACAATACCGGTCGCGGGAGTCGTCGAAACCAGGTTGTCAAGACCGGGGATATCGGTCGTGCTCTGGGAGCCCGAACGGTGCAACATCAAGTCGAAATTCTCCATGAATCCTAGCTTGAGGGTATCCATGTTTTCCGACAGGAGATTGGTCAACTGCATCTTCTCGGAGTCGGAGGGCGACGCCTGCCGATCGTCGGTCAGCGTGATTCCGTTGGCGACAAGTTCGTCTTCGTTCAGGCCAAATCCGTCATGGAAACTGCCCCATACGAACTTGGATTGTGTCAAGGTTCGCTTGCGGTTGTAGGAAACCTGCGAGTCGCCCCAGTACGACTGAAAGTTAGAGTCGTTTTGGAATCGGAGCTGTTCCACAACGAACTGAAGGGCGCCAGCGTAGTCCTGCTTGCCCTCAATGAATTTCTGGATCAACGGTCGATTGACGTTGTAGTTATCGACTGGATCATTGCGAAGGAAAAAGTCAATCGCGGCCTTACCGGCGTACGCGAGCTGTTCGGGAGTGAACGACATGTTGGATTCCTCAAAGTGTATGGATAGAAACCATTGCCTTTGAGGTGGCGCGAAACCTCTTTGCGCGCCTACGGGTCACGACTCCCGCTTACAGCTATTATGGCAAACGCGGCTAGTCAACCATGCTGGCATAGAAATTGCAAGCAGCGTTTAGCAAATCACCCGTTTTGATCACTTCTTTGTTTTCAAGGGTCCTCCTTCTCGCCACATCAGTCCGCGGTCGGCGGCCGACGCACGTAGTGCAACGAGCGGGGCAATTTCAGCCCGAGCCAGTAGGAAAAAATACACGGACTGGAATTCGACGCCGTGGTCTTCGGGTTCGGTACCGTGTCGCTTATCCGAAATATAATGCGCAACCTCATGAAGCGCAACGAACTTATTTAACTGTGTGCGAGCCAGAAATATGCCTGACCCGTCCGCGTAACAGTAGGACAACTTAGCCCGCTTATCTAGCCCAACGGGAGGCGGGAGCAGTCCATACGCTTCGCACGCGAAACGGATCAGGTCTTTACATTTGGCGAAGGTGAGAGAATCACAACAGGCTTCGGGCCAATCGTCCTCGAATCCGTATATAGCTTTCTGCCACGGATCAGGTCTGCCGCGCGAGCCGCGGCAGCCTTTAACTTTTCCCTTCGCCTTGCGCATGGTCCACAACTCATGACGTTTCGCTCATCCTACTCCGGAAATCCTTCCCCGAAAATAGCATCGTGCAAAGTTGCGGCTTCGCGCTTGCCGCCGCCGGCCGGCGCCGCGGGGCGCAACGGAGCGCCTTTCGGTTTCGGCGGTATTACGACCACCGGGGCAGCGCGCGCTGCCACCTTACACGCGGCGTACGCCTCGTTGAACGCCTGTTTCCACAAGCTCGGGCGCATATGTTTAAACGCTGCCGTGAGTGCTGGCTCAATAGCCTCGCGTTTCGCGGCGTAGTTCGGGTCCGTCTTCTGTAGATGGTCGCCAATGCCATTCAAGTCCGTAATCGCCGTCATGCGCTCCTGGGCCGCTGCCGTCTCATTCTGGGCGGCTGTCGTCATCGCCTGAGAACTGGCACTAGTCGCCTGCGCTCGGTTGCGCGCAATGGCGACTTCTTCAGCGATCTTTGCCGTCGTGTGGCCGTTCGCCACGGCGTCAATCAAGTCCTGGTGACCGTCGAGCGCATCGGCCTCGGGCAGCGAGCGCCCGAGCTTCATCGAAATGGTGCGCAGACCGCCCTGAAGCATCTTGTACGCTTCCTCCAGGTCGGTCTGCTTATCTGAGTGGACGTACTTCATGTACGTGATCATTGCGCCGAACTCTTCCGGCGTAGCCCCCGTGCCCTGTATCGCAGTAATTATCGCGCCCTGGTTTTCGACGATCGCGGCTTGCTCCTTTACCGTGCTGACTAGTGAGGTGATGCGTTCGCGGGTCCGCTCCGACACCTGCGGCGGGATGGGATCGTTGATGTGATCCACCTTCTTGGCTTCCGCAATCGGCTTGCCGTCCTTGTCAAGCTTCGGCTCATCGGCAGGCTTTACGCCGGCTTTCTCGTCGGCAATCTTCTTGGCCGCCGCGGTTGCGGCAGTCGTTTCAGCGGCTTTCTGCTCCGGGGTCTTCGGCTCAAGAAGCTTCAGTGCATCGGCGATTGCATCCTCGACAGTTGGTTCTGATTTGACAGTTCCACCGCCTGCTTCAACGTCAGGTGTCTCGCCATCAACTGCGCTGCCGTCGCCCTCGGGAGCGTCCTCGTCGATTTCCGTTTCGTCCGCCGAATCCAGTTCCGTCTCCAACTCGGTATCCAGCTCATCATTACTACTCGTGATTGCCATGGTGAGTGCTCGTCAGTTATTGCGTTTTTGGAGCCGCCTTAGAAGCTGGCGGCGGTTTGATTGATAGCGGCGGCATCGGCACACCGCCCGGCAGGGAGGGCATTGGTGCGCCTCCTGGGAGAGCCTGTGGGCCGCCGGCTGGCTTTGGTAACGTAGTAGCTTCAGCCGATAACAGTGCCTGCGTATCCTCAGGCGGCATCTGGCCTTGCAGATCAATGTTGACCTTAACCTGAGGCGGTGGTGGCGGCGGCGGCGGAATCGGTGTCGGCGTACCCTGCGGAATGAACTCGTCGATATCGAGTCGATCGTCAAGCCGCTTCAGGGTCTCGCGCAGCACTTGTATCAGTGCAGCAGCCAGTCCGGGGTCAGCCGTCTGTAGCGCGCGAATCTGTATGAGGGATTTCTCCAGTAGTGGCAGGATCTGTGCCCAAGCGGCCTTGTCGGCGCCAGCGTTTGGCTTGCCCGTCGTGCCTGCGTCAATCTCCACTTCGACCATAGTCAGTAAATCTTCAACATCCATACCCGGCGTGCCGGTAATGTCGTCGGGGCCGAGCCAGAAGGCGTTTTTGCCGGCGACGCGCTGAACCCAACTCAATGGGCACTCCTGAATCGCACATTCAGCGGTGTACTCCGCCAGATCGTCGAGTACGTCTTCTAACGTATCACGATCGGCGCTTGTACGACTCTGGAAACCGGCCTGCTCTGTATGGACTTCGGCCGCCGTCTTACGATCGGAGCCGGAATCAGCCTGTTGGAGCGCTTCTTGCACTCCGGACACAACCTGCATATCGCGCAGAATCGGCTCCGTGTTGTACAGTTGCGGATTGAAAGTTGAAATCGGTTTCGCTATGAACACGTTCTGAAGCGGCTCATCGGCCGCTGTCTTTATGCCGAGGTACTCGCCAATTACACCTTCTGAAATCTTCTTCGCCTCGTCATGATCCAGTGCACCCGAGTTGAAAATGATACCGGGCAGCGACCGCTCTCGGCAAACGCGCTCGTTTGACCGGCATGAGCTGTACTCATCTTGCAGTTTACGCAGCCGCCATGAGAGTGACTGCGGATGGCGCTTTCCATCGACCGGATAAAACGCGAGATAAAAGAAACTGTAAAACCGCTTCGTCGCCTGTGGCGGCGGATATGGTTCAACAGCCCACATCTTCACGCCATCAACAAGCGTGCGGATTAATTGCGCGTCGCGATCCCAAATCTCGATTATCTTCGCGAATTCAGTCTGCTTTTCCGTGCCGCCGCCCGTGTTTTGCTCGGTCTTCGAAAATTGGCCCACCTCGGCCGCATTATCGCCGATGACGGTGTCCATCACTTCAGTATGTACCGGAGCAGTGCGTTGAAAGTACGACGCCGCCGCTTTGACATCGTCTTCAGTGAAGCGCGGAAAGCGCGTCCGAAGCGTTGATTTCTCAACGTATATGTCATTGGACATCCAGCGCGCGTCTTTATAGTCAGCAAGATCTGCAACATCAAGCGAAACTTGGATATCCTCAGCCCGCACCGAATCAATCATCATGCCGTAGCGTTTCTTCTTGGCTAAGCGCGCGTTGAGTCCTGTTATGCGTTCCTGTATCGCTAGTTCGTCGGCGTCCGGGTCTTGCGATTCGCCTTCAGCTAGCTTCGCTTTCGCGGCCTGGATGGCGGCGAGTTGATCTTGCTGAGTAGAAAGTTCCTGCTCCAACTGCGGAGCCGGGATTTTCTGCGTTAGCATCGTGCCCTTGAACCAACCTGGCCCAACAGACAGCGAGGAGCGAACCATCTTCTTGCCCGACTTCTTCAGCGTACCGTCTTTCCATAGCTGGCTTATCACCAACGCCAACGTCGCGGACAGCTTAGTGCGCGTTGAGTCGGGTTTTGATGCCTGAGCGCCGACAGCGGGCATCGGCGACGGAAGTCCCGAGCCGGCGGGTGCACCCGGCAGGCCGGCAGCACCTTCTGGGGGTGGCAGCGTTCCTACCGGGGGCGGCCCGCCGGGTACAGGTCCGGGCGGCGCAAGCTGCGCACCGAGTCCCGGCGGCGGGGCCGCGGGTGGCGCGCTATCCTCGGGTGTCTCTTCAACCTGCTTCGCAGGTCGTACGCCAACGTCAGGATTCTGCGCGTATAGAAAACTCACGAGTATGTCAATGAACGAACCAATCAGGTTCGCATCACTGGCCCAGTTCGGATCTGATTCACCGGCAGCATACCTGCGATCGCGCGCGTACTGCTGTCGTGCGGTACGGTCGAATTGACGCGCCGCGGTGTATTCCTTGAGCCATCGGGCGACTTGGGTACGCTCCGCGTCTGTGGCCTTATCATCCGGGCGCAACGCGCGGTCAATGCCGTGCGCTGCCGCCTGTTCGCTCGTAGTGCCAGCTGGCACTACATCGCCGCCCAGCAGATCGTTGAAGTCGGCCGCCATTAGCCGGCCGCAGCCTTCGCGTCGGCTTCAGCCTGCTTGCGTTCCAGAAATGCCTTGATGTTAGCACCGGTCGCAGGACCCATGCTGTAGTCCCGCGGAACGACCGCTATGGGCTCATCTGCCAGCGGCGCTGGCTCGGGGTCGAACGCCGTAATTGGCGCCTCGGGGGCAGGCGTTGCGGGCTCTACTGGCGCCTCAGAGGCGGGCGCCTGCGCAGCATGCACAAGGGCCAGAGCGTGAAGCTCGGCCAGCTCAGCATCTGAGAGAGGGATCTGGTCAGTCATGATCAATCTTCCTGTGCGGCCTTAATACCGCTATTCACTGCGTCTAGCGCGGAACCACCCTTCTTCAATTTCTGTGCGCCCATCTTCTTGAGCTGAAGACTCACGTTATGCGTCTTATCGCCATTCTGGCTCTCGTGCTGATTGACGTTAGTCACGTGACCGTGGGCCATCACATGGAACACATCGCCGACCTTTGGGGCGGCGATGCCGAGCTTGGCCAAGTCCCCGGCATCGAGTTCAATGCGATGCGAATAGCTGTACAGGTCCGGCTTGAACTTGCCGACCGAGCCGGGTGACAAGCTTTCCTTTCCGAATTTTCGCATGCTGAACAGCTTCATACTCACCCCAAAAATTGGCTGGCAAGCCTGGATTCGAACCAGGGACACGAGCATTAACAGTGCTGCGCTCTACCAGGCTGAGCTACTCGCCATAATGTGTCCGGCGATCCTATCAGGCTGGTACGGCCCTTGCAAGGCGTCCGCCATTGAGCGCGCCGCCGATAACCTCAAACCAGTGCTGCGCATCGTCCGCGCTATTGTACGGGTCGTAACCATACTGGCGGAATTCCGCGACCAAGTCTTTGAATTCTGCTTCGCTGAATTTCGACGCGGCGGTAACTTCTAGCCACGGAACGCCGCCCCCGATTGGGTAGCTTTTCACGATAGCAACTGAATCAGGTTGCCGCCCATGTCCTCGCCGGCCTCCTGGTTCTGCACCAATTGGTCGAGCAGGTACGTGAGCGCGAATGCAGTACCGAGCGCGACGGCTGGGTCGTTCGGCGACTCCTTGCGCAAACTCTCGAATGCCTGTTCCATGACGTGCGCCGCCTTGCGAGCGCGCACCTGAGCGCTGCGCGGCATACCTGACAGCAGATCACTGACTAGGGTCAGCGTGTCGCTGATCGAGTCACTCAGGACATTGCGCGATGGGGCGGGAGTCGCGGCCGGGCCGGCGGCGCCTTCAAGATGGCGGTCCATGGATGCCTCAAAGTCTGTCTTGCTCATTTTGTGGGTCTCTGTGATGGAGGAAAGCCGCACATCCAGTTTAGCAGCCATTCGCGCAGCATGCTTTCTGGTAACTGCGACAGATGCATGAAATCGTTCACATCCAGCTCGATGGACTTTAATCGACGTCCGACTTTGGCGGCGTGAACGCCTATGGTTTCCGCTTCATAGCCGATTTGGTGCAGGATCATCGTAATCGCCTCACTGCGGGGGGAGTGTCGTTGTGCTCTAGCCACGCTACCGAGAACGGCTTTATACCGGGCTCGCGCTCCTTGGGCGGCAACGGCGCGTTCTGTATCTTATCCAACACCCGGCCCAGAAGTCCAGCGACGTCTGCTTTGTCGTTGAATCGGCCCGCCGGCAGCGCCACTAACTGGTCCACCATCTGTAGAGCAGCTGCGTGGTGCTTGCCGCGATCGGGTAAGTGTACGATGCCAGTCGAGCTGATAGCCTGGAAAGACTGAACGCGCGCAACCTTGTCGGTCGTGCTGGCGATGGAGTTGATTGCAACATATACCTTGGCCTTCTTCATAGCTTTGTTGAGTGCAGGGGCAATGGCGTTATGTATTACTCCTTTCTCATCGTATGCTACGCGGCACTTGTTGCGTCTCGCCATCTCAATGAACGCTTTCACACTCTTGTCTGGTGCAACCTGGCCCGACCACGTATCCCACAGATACACTTCGCCGTTCGTATCAATACCCCAAGTGAACAATTCGGTGAAGTCGGCTGACTGACTCTCAGTCACGGCCCAGTCCGTGACGATAGCGCGGCGCATTGTCTCCATCGGCGGCCAGCCGCGTGGATCTTCCCACTTGAACCAGGTTCGGTCGAATGTATCAGATCCTTGTGGCGTCGGCCGCCCCTGGTAGAGACTGGACCATGTGCGCTGACCTTCGCGCGTCTGATTATGCTCGAACATATGCCAATGCTTCGCCGGGAACCACTCAGGCCATAGGTACTCACCAATCTGGCGGCCGAGCGGATCATCCGTGCGCTCGCACTTCGCCGGCAGGTTCAACACTTCCCAATACAGCCCATCGCGGCAGAGGACCATGCCCGACTCGCCGTTGTAGTCTTCTGGCAGTATGGAGCCCGCAAGGTCGTTCTCATGCCAGCGCGTCAGGATGAGCGCTAACCATGCACCCGGCTTCAACCGAGTCAACACGTCGTTCTGATACGCCTCCAGCGTTGACTTCCGCACCGCGGGGCTGTCCGCGTCCTGCCGCCCGCTCACCGGATCGTCGATAATAATCCCGTCCGCCCGGTTTCCCGTGATACCCGACAGAATGCCGTTGGCCTGTAGCTCACTCTCGTTGTCGAGCGCCCATTCGCTCACCGCCTCGCGCGTCAGCTCGATGGGCTCATCCCACAGCTGTTGCCACTTCGGCGAGCGGCATACTTGTTGCGTTCGCCGCGACATCTTCTCTGACAGGTCTGACGCATAGCTGACGTCAATGATGCGATACTTCTTGTGTTTCCCCAGCAGCCAGCTAGGCAACACAACACTGGTGTATGAGGACTTCGCGCTGCCAGGTGGCGCCATGATGAGACACCGACCGAAGGGCCGCTCTACCGTGCGCTGCAGTACGTCCAGGATGAGCGCGATGTGCTCGGGCAGGTAGAACCGCGCCGGCCCCATTATATCCTCGTCCAACTCATCCATGGCGTCGTGCGGGCTCAGCGGAATATCAATACTGAGCGCGTACGAGTGTAGGGAAGACTGCGCGCGCTTACGCCGCAACATCTCTCGCGCCGCCGCTTTCAACTCCTCGCTGACGTGTTTTTGTACGGGGGCTGCGCTTGTCGCCATTAGAGTGCCGCCAAGATCAGCAACTCACGTACGTTGGCGTGGTTTTTGGTGATAGCCGTTTGCAAGGTGCTGGAAAGTTTGTTGCCTGGGTAGGCGTATACTTCGCCGCGTTCCACGAATAGAACTGCCCCGGCGGCGCGCGCTTGTCGTATCAAATTGTTGGCGTGGAGCAGTGTCATTTCACCAAATCCCCGAGTGTATCGTTACGTTCTAGGTATGCGAGTGCTCGCCGCAGCGCTGGAATGTCGTCACCGAGCAAACCTATGCCCGGATTGCACTGGCCGCAGAGCCATCCGCGAAACTCGCCGGTCGCGTGGCAGTGGTCCAAGTGAAGCGTCTTACCGGTTACTTTCCCGCAGCACTCGCACGCTGTCGGCGGTAAGCGTGTCGGCTCTGGAAGTCCCTGTACTCTTCGCGTATAGCGAAGCCGACCTAGTTTTTCCTTGTCTGTTCTGCGGCGCTTAGTCAGTTTACGTTTTACGTAATTCTTTTCTAGGTTGCAACGGACGCATTTCCGGTTTGATACGAACCGTCCCTCTGTATGAAGCTGTTCGCATGGGGGTGCGGTATAGAACCGCTTTAACCCCGCCGCTTTTGCCTCGTGTCTGGTGAGGGTATGCATATTATGTTAAATATTCGTAATTTATGGTCAGGTAGTGTCGCATAATACGGCGGGCACGTACAAACCCGGCCATGTTTGACACGGGGGCTCTCCCCCTACTCACTGTTCACTCACTATAGACTGTAGCTCGCTCATGCTGAGCCGTGATAGCGAGCCGTCCTTGCTGCGCACGTCCACTGAGACAGCCTTGACGCGGGGCAGGGAGAACTGGATCAACTCAATGAACAGCTCGACAGCCTTCGCCGGCTGTGTAACAGCAACCTGGTGTAGCCACGTGTTGACATTGTCAATGTTAGCTGCCGCCAGTTCGGCCATGCTGTGGCGAATCCTGGCGCGCGTGGCGCTGTTGATTTGGCTGAGAGGTAGCTCGGGCACATCGGGCGGCAATGTGCCGTCCAGGGACCGCAGCATGCGTTCCTCGCTAGGCATGTGGACGACTCCGTCGGTGAAGGCTTTCTTGCTGTTCATATCGCGCTTATATCAAATGATCGCGCGCGTTGCAAGAGCCGTGCCACCTGACAGATTATCGGTATTAACATATTATATCCCGCTAGCGTCGGAAAGTTTTACATATGATATCGAGCTGTGCCGTTTGTCATATTATATGCCAAGGTTGCCGCCATCGTGCCGCCGCGGGTTGTCATATTATTTGCTGTGAGCGCGAAGTGGTGCGTCTGGGAAAATGAACAGGTTTTAGTATATTATGTAAATGTAAAATTTTTCGACACCTTACTTTACAGCCAAAGCATAAACGACTAGTCAAAGCCGTAACTATCGGAATCTAGTACTACTTTTAACCCTTTTATCTTATTTGATATTAAAAAAGTATTAGTCTATAGAATCTTAGTCAGTTCGACCGTTTACCATATGATATACACAGCGACATACGGGCCATAGCGCCAGCGCCAGCGATTTTTTGCCGTGGGAGAATTTTTCCTTGCATTAATAACCATAAATGAATAAGATCAAGAGCTTAGGCATACAAGACTCCTCAATATTTTAAAAGGTAAATAAGATCATGGACTTACTAGAAACAATACGCGACAATCCCGGAATAACGCACCGAGAACTTAAAGAGCGGTTCGGCGATGCCTGGAAAGCTTTGCAACTTGATTTCGACTTCTACAATGCGACAGGGGTCGTAACCGGGAAGCTGAACAAACGTCAGCGTTGGGAGTACCGGATGGCCGGTATGAGCACATCCACCGTAGCGGCAATATGCGAACGCCCCGGCGCATTGACCGCGACGCCTGAGCAGCGACAAGCGCTTCTGGAGGGCTTCGCCAAGCTAGTGGCCGATACGGGCATCGACTATGAGGTGGCTGCAGTCTACATCGCCAATCGAGTGCGAAACGGCATCAAGTGACCGGTAGTGCCACATTGTGACCAAAGTGTCGGAAAACCTGACACTTTGCGTCACTAGCTTGGCGCCCAGCTATTGGAATCAATGACTTAGCCGCTGGCACGCCGATTGCATATACTCAGTGGCACAGACGAACCCCACGGACCCAGGAGCCGACCATGTTTAGAGTTTGCGCGAACATCCGAAAGACCGCGAGCAGCGGCAAGCCGATTGACGGCTACACCAAGCAGGTATTCTGGTACTGCAACGAGCTAGGCGGGCTGCAGCGCCACAAAAAGAATGCAGACAAGCTGACGCAAGGTGAGGCGGAGCGAATAGCCGCCGCCTACCGCCTGCTCCCGCATAAGTACGCCAACGTCACCATAGTAGGCTGACGTTCAGCATAAGTGCTGGCAACCCCACGGAGACGAATCATGAACGAGTACTTTGAACGCAACCATAGGCGCAGCCAGTGGATGAGACTTCCCCATGTGTTCTACACCAGCCGGTGCCTGCCAACATATCCAGGCTGCGACCCCTATAACGCGCTGTTCGGATTCAGTGTAAAAGCTTGACGTTCAGCAGAGTGCTGGCAATCCCAGCACTCGACTCAACGCCAACTACGGACCCAGGAGCCGAACATGAAGTCTATTCACGAGCGCATACGCGCCGCTCAGGCGGCACAGGACAAAGCGCGCAAAGCTGCCGAGTACAAGGCCGGCGAAGGGCAGCGCCGAAGCGTTGCAGCACGTCAAGCAGCTGAAGTACGCAAGGATAACCGTCTCGATGCGCTGTTAAATGGGCGCGTCGAACCGCGCACCTTGAAGGAATACAAGGCGATGTCGCGGATCGAAGATGACGACGCAGAATTCGCGGGGCAGTTGTGAACGCCACGCTGCGCAGCCTGGAGGACGCCTGCAACGAGCTGGCGCACCTCATGACCTTTCCCCAGCACTACACCCATACACAGCGCCTAGCGCGTCGCGTGGCTGTTGTGGCTCGCATACGCGAACTACGCCGTACACTGAGAGGTTGATATGAAATGCAATCTGTGTGAAATGTGCATGATCAACGGCGTCGCCTGCCACGAGAGCGGTTGCCCGAACAAGCACGCACGTTGGGATATGGATGGCGTCATGTGGGTGCGGCAGATTGTGTGCGACACCTGCGGATACGATTGCGACGTCGGCACGGAGTGCTGCACCGAGGAGCGCATAGAGGACGACGTTGAGCCGGATACGGCCGGCGAGATGTTCGACGACAAACTTGACATGTTCCGCCGGGAGTATTGACAATTCAACGCCAACTACTGGAGTAAATCGAAATGCGAATCGGACCCCAAATGCAAGCTGCTGTAGCCTATGTATCTCGCCATCCTGGTTGCTGTATTCGCGACGTTGCCTCGGACATCCACATCGCAGCGCGTACGGGGCGTAACAACGCCCTTGGGTATGACCCCGTGCATCGTGCCATTAAGGCCGGGCTGATCACAGCTATACGCGCTGCAGGTCGCTATTCACTGACCGTATCGGCCACCAGCTTGAATTGGAGCGCTCCATAATGCGCCGCAGCGGGACCCTCAGACAGTACGCGGGCGATGCCAAGCGCACTAGAAGCGCGGCAATGAAGCGGGCTCGCAAGACGCAAAAGTTCATTACGGAAATCGGATCACACTATTCAACTGACATAGCTAGACAACGTTTGCGCTGGGCCATCTCGGATGCCCGTCGCGCGAATCGCAGTCTTGTACGGTATCTAAAACACATCAAGGCTGCATACAGGAGTACCGAACGTGAGCACACTGCAACTATTGCTGATGGGCGAGTACCAAGCACAACGGGAGCTAGGTGTGACCGCCGCTAACGCGCGTACCAGGGCAGTTACCACGATGGCGCGCCGGTTCGACATAACCCGAGCGCATGCAGAACTGGAGCTTGACGCCGCGCTGAAGATGGCCCACTCTACACCGGTCATGCTGATCGCCTGACCACGGACCCAGGAGCCGACCATGTCATATACACGACGAGACTACGAGAACCTGAGCACTGCGCTACGTAATGCGTACCTCGCTACGTCGCCTTACAATGCGCACTATCAACATGTAATTGATTGCGAGGCTGTGGCCGACGTGCTCGCAAGCACCAACCCCAGGTTCGATCGCGACCGATTCCTGCGCGAGTGCGGTGTATCATGAACTGCGAGCCGCTAATCCGTGCCGATGTCGTGCGAGCCGTGCGCAAGGGTTATTACATGTTTGTCAACGGCAACTATATCGACATCATCGTCGAGCCTGTTATCGTGAGCATCTGGCCATGAGCCGCAGAAGCCTTCCGCGCATGCTGCTCAGTGGACGAGCTGTGGGATCTGCTGTGTTCACCGAGTTAGTACCTGTGCCAAGCGAAGGTGGCACTACCTGGAACGTCATCATGACAGCGCCCTATCAGTGGCGAATCGAGTTCGCCTGCACATCTAAGCGAACCGCGGTCAACTTGCGGCTGGCCCTGGACGATGTGACTAGCGCTCTAGTGGAGCCGGCGGAATGAAGCTATCGCTGCTCGATCGAATCCTCAACCGGTGCGTTCTGGGTGTCACGTCGTACAACAATACGCGCTGCTGGATATCGACCTGTAAACACGGCGCGCGGCAACCGTTCGCGCCATAAACGAAAAGAGATGCGAATATGATCGTAGACGGCAAATATGAGTGCAACATAACGTGCTCCTTGTGTAAGCATCGCCATCCGGCTAGGCTGACGTGTAGAGAGGCGCAACTTATCGCTGAGAACGCGGAGTTGCGCGATAGGATAGAGACTCTTGAAATGGAAGCTATCGTAGACGAAGCACGGCGGAGCGTTGGGCTATGAGTCGCAAAGCTAATTGGGGCTTCCTGACTAGTGACCATACAGAGCACGTACACATGCACGTCAACGACGTCGGCGAGCTGATAGTCGCCAATTGTGAGACGGTGGATGGCGAGCGGACGGGCGCGCTGCTCTACCGTAGCGGCCTGCCGCTATGGTCTGATGAATATCCTTCTGACATACCCGAGGAGTATATCTGACATGCTGAAGTTTTTCTCGCGCATCCTGTTCGCGATCCCTGTATGGCTCGCATATTTGCTGCCCATGACACTCCTGGTGTTGCTGGGCTTCCCGATTGTCGGGCTCGCCACGTTGCTGCGCGCATACAAGAGCAACCAGGACCCCGATAATATGCATCGCACACACTGGCGCACGCGGCTACTCTGGCTATACGACAACGACGAAGACGGTATCGACGGCTACGCTACGAGCGGCGACGGAACCGTTAAAAATAACGCATGGGCCCGGTCTACGATGTACAAAACGTACTTGCAAACTATCTTCATCTGGAGCGCATGGCGCAACAGTGTCGGCAACGCGCGTTGGCTGCCATTCTTCGGCGCGACGATCGAGCCGCGCGATGTCGTGCTGTACATCCCCAATCTAGCGCAGAAGCGATTCTTCTCAAACAATACGTTCACCGTATGGTGGAATGAATACCGCAAGCTCGGGCCGTACGTCGCGCGCATCGGCTGGAAGTACGAACTTCGCTTCCCGTGGTCCGCGACGCGCTTCTGTTGGATAGGTTGGCGCATTGCTCAGTGCGATGTGCCGACGAAGGCTGTAGGCTTCGCGTTCCAACCTTTCGGGAGGCTGTGACATGAAGTACACATTCCAGATCCGCAAAGATCCTGCAGGCGCGAAGCGGTGCCGGGTGCTGTATCAATCGATTACACGCTACGTAACGCGCGAAGACGCGGAGCGTGTCGGCAGTACAACCCTACTAGATGCTTGGCACTGTTACCCGATGCGGTGGCTGCACATTATTGAGGTGCCGTGATGCCTTGGCCAACTCACGGCCACGAAGTGACGCGCGGATTCTTCCGCGCACTCACCCGTCCGCGCCAAGCCGTGCGCGTTGAGCTTCGCCCGACGTACTTCCCGCCGCTGTACCGCATGCGCTCCCCAGAGCCCGACTGGCTAGCGTTCTGCCCTGAGCGATACGCGCGTGCCGCTTGCGCCCGATGTCTGAGCACCTTTCACCATATACAGGACTGCCC